ACCAGCGGAGACGGTGATCCTGAACGCGGCGCATGAGCGCACCGATCGGGAATGCTCCGATGAGGACAGGGCCCACGACAACGCTTTACTTGATAATTGGGAAGGGAATGAATGACCTACGATGAATTATTAGTGGAAAGCGACGAGGCGGGCCTCGACACGAGGGAACTTCCTCTAATTGCGTACGACGGTCGCATCAAGGGCCGTCGTATTGCGATTAGGGCCAGCATCCCCACCCTGAAACAGAAAGGGTGCGTGCTTGCCGAGGAACTGGGTCACTATCACACCTCTTGCGGGGATATCCTGCAGCAGCGCTCCGGTGCGGATCGCCTGCAGGAGATGAGGGCTCGTCGCTGGGGATTTGACCACATGATTGGTCTTGATGGAATTTTGCGGGCATACGAGGCCCGCTGCCGTTCTGCTTACGAAATGGCAGAGCTTTTGGACGTCACTGAGGACTATCTGAAAGAAGCACTGGATTACTACCGTGGCCGCTACGGAACGTCGCCGGTCCGTTACCGGAGCTATCTCATCTATTTTTCTCCTCTTGCCGTCATTAAACTTTTGAACGATTAAAACAAAAAGTCCCGGGGACCGTTCCCTGGGACCGATTTCTATCTGGAGGTATGTATGCGTATTTTCTGTTATGGCAGAAAGTCGGTTTTTTCTGAGAAATCGGATTCTGTCGATAATCAGCTCCGAATGTGTCACGCGTACTGTGATGGCCACTTTTCGGATCAGGAGCGCTCCTTCACCGATTTCTCCGATGAGGATTTCTCCGGGAAGAACACGGACCGGCCAGACCTGCAGCGCATGATGGAGCGCATCGGGCGCGGGGAGGCCGACGCGCTCGTTGTTTACCAGCTCGACCGTCTGACCAGGTCCGTTCGTGATTTTTCGAATCTGTATCAGCAGCTCTCCGATCATGGCGTCGACTTCATTTCCGTCCGTGAGTCCATCGATACCTCGACTCCGATCGGGCGTGCAATGATGTACATCATCGTGATCTTCGCGCAAATGGAGCGCGAGACCACCGCTGCCCGCGTCGCCGACAACATGCTCGGCCTTGCCAAGAAGGGCTGGTGGACCGGTGGAAACCCGCCGATCGGCTACCAGCGCAGCCGCGTGACCGCGAATGGAAGGAAGCACGTCACCATCGTCGTGGAACCAGACGGGGCCGAGTACGTGCGATGGCTTTTCGGATTCTTCCTGCGCGGCGGGTATTCGCTCCAGGGATGCGAGACTGCTCTGAAGCACCAGGGCGTCAGGGCTCCGGGCGGAGGCTTTTTGTCTACCACTCAAATCCACCAGATCCTCTCGTCGCCGGTCTACGTTGCCGCGACTCCTGGCGTCTACGATCACTTCGCGGCCCTTGGATGCATCATGGATGCCGGCTCCCCTCGGGAGCTCTGGACCGGTGCGGTCGGTGTCATGGTGTACGGTCGGACCTCCGAAGCCTCCGGGCGGCATCAGAAAATGCCACCGGAGAGCTGGACCGTCTGCCTCGGCCAGCATGAGCCGATCATCGATTCGGAGACCTGGCTCGCGGTGCAGGCCCAGTTCCGCAGGAATGTTTTCGAACACAAAAAGAAGCACCCGGTCCGCCTCTTAAAAGGGGCGCTCCGCTGCGGGTGCTGTGGTAACCTTATGCAGGTGTCGTATAAGAAAAAAGCCCACGGGTATTCCGCGTGGTATTACTGTCTAAAGCGCATGAGGCAGGGACCGGAAGCGTGCCCGATGGGGCACATCAAATGCGAGGAGCTGGACCAGCGCGTGCTCGACTTGTTCGAGTCCCTGCAGACCGACGATGCCGCTATCCGTCAGTACATCGTCCGCGAATCTGCGCCCGCCGAGCCCGTGGACCCCGCGCCGATCAGGGCGGAACTTAAGCAGGCCCAGCTCCGCCAGCGAAGACTCAGTGCATCCCTCGGCTACTCGGACGACGAGGAGACCGAGCGTGCCATTGTGGACGAGATTAAATCCCAGTCGGCGCTTGTGCGGTCCCTGAAGCAGCAGCTCGATGATGCGCTTGATTCGGAGCGCCAGAGTGCTCTCACCGATGCCGCCATCGATGCCCGCGCCAGTGAAATCAAGCAGAAAATCTGCGGGCTCCAGGGATTCGATGCCGAGCAGAAAAACCGGATCGTGCGCGAGCTCTTTACCGAGTGCTCGTGGGACGGGGAAACTCTGCGCATCGCTTTTTGATTTGCCGCAAATCGCGCTTTTTTATTTTGCGTCCTTCACGTCGCACGATGAAAAAGCGAGCCAGTTTCCCTCCTGGAGGCTTTTCTCTGCCGGCATAAAATGCACAATTTACGGTGTACATTTTGTGTAGGTTTTAACTCCGAAAGTAGTGGATAAATGTGCGGTTTAGAGTGATTAATACACTACCGAAAGAAAACGCACACCGCGAAAGGAGATAAAGCCATGAAGGAAACAACGAGAAAGCAGATCGAAGAAATGAAGAACCAGACCATCGGGGTCGAGGTTGAAATGTACGACATCACAAGAAGCGACGCCGCAAAGCTCGCGGCCACCTTCTTCGGAACCGGACGCTTCGAATACACCGCAGCCCAGAACGGATACAACACCTGGAGCGCCTGGGACGCCGATGGAAGGGAATGGAAATTTCAGAGGGACAGCAGCATCAAGGCAAAGACGGACAGCGAGCGCTGCGAGCTGGTGACGCCGATCCTGACCTACAAGGACATCGAAACCCTGCAGGAGCTGGTGAGAAAGCTCAGACGCGCCGGCGCAAAGAGCGACCCGGACCACACTTGCGGGATCCACATCCACATCGGCGCGGCCGGCCACACACCGCAGAGCCTCCGGAACCTCGCGAACATCATGGCGAGCCATGAAGACCTCCTGATCAGCGCCCTCCGCCTTGACACCTACCGACTGAGCCGCTACTGCAGAACGGTCGACAAAAACTTCCTGAAGCGCCTGAACAGCGAAAAACCCCAGACCATGCAGGCCCTTGCAGACGCCTGGTACGAAGGGAACGGAGCCAGCGACGGACGCACACGCCACTACAACGACAGCCGCTACCACATGCTCAACCTCCACGCGACCTTCACAAAGGGCACCATCGAGTTCCGCCTTTTCCAGTTCGCAAACCCCGAAGGCGGAAAGAAGAACGGCCTGCACGCAGGCGAGCTCAAGAGCTACATTCAGCTTTGCCTGGCACTCAGCCAGATGGCAAAGCAGGCAAAGGCAGCCAGCCCGAAGCCCCAGCAGACGGACAACCCGAAATACGCGATGAGGACCTGGCTCCTCCGCCTCGGCTTTATCGGAGACGAGTTCGAAACGGCCCGCCTGGTTCTCACAAGGAACCTCGAAGGCGACACGGCATTCAGGAACGGGAGGGCTTCTTGAGAAAGAGGCAGCCTCCTGCCGCCTTCCCGCCACTGGCGGGCTTAAGGCAGTAGAAGGGTATTTCTTTCGGAAAGGAGATAAAGCCATGAAAACAATCAAGAAGGAAATTTTGGAACAGTTGAGAAGCGAGTACCCGAAGGGAACGCGGGTGGAGCTGGTGCGGATGGACGATGCGCAGGCGCCTCCGGTAGGGACCCGGGGAACAGTCCTGGGCGTCGACGACGCCAGCAGCCTGCTGGTCCGCTGGGACGACGGGAGCAGCCTGAACGTCGCCTACGGGCCCGATCAGGTGCGGGTGCTCGTCGGGGAGTTCACCGAGACGGTGAAGGAGCAGATCCTCGCGATCCAGGCGACCGGGGAGACGAACATGTTCGACGTTTCGATGGTGCAGCAGATAGCGAACAGGAAGGGATACCACGAGCTGGTGGTTTATCTGATCGACCACGGCGGAGAATACGTAAACTTCCTCCTGTTCGGAGACGATCCAACAAAGGAGGCGCAGGGATGAACATTTATGAGCAAATCAAAGCATCCATCCACCAGCAGACCACGGAAGTCCTGAAGGAAATGTACCGCGACGTCTGCGCCCAGGGCACCGAGATTGAGACCCTGCTTGTTCGCGGGGCGCTCGAGGGCGAGCTCGAGGAACGGGGCGTCCTTCACTTCAATGAGGAAGCATTCGAGTACGAGTGGATTTGAACCGGCAAAAAGCTGGCAAAATACTGGCAAAGACCGACAGCGGAACGAGTGTATAAAATACACAGATTCCCCTGCCGGTCTTTGTTACATTTATAATCCGAATTGTGTTGATAAATATTCGGTTTAGAGTGATTAATACACTACCGAAAGGAAATCGGAAAAAACGGAGGAACCGAACATGAAAAAAACAACCTGGATCGTAAAAGCCTACACCGGATACAAAACCGGCTGGCGGGAACTTAAAAGATTCACAAGCGCGAAGAAGGCAGACGAATGGCTCTGCAGCTTCATTTGGGAACACGGATACAGCCCGGAAGACTTCACCATCACAAGAAAAGAGGAGGAATAAAGCCATGACGATCGAGAAAGCAGCAAGAACCTACAGACTTCCAAACCCCACTACCCAGGAAGACCTTGAGTGCCGCTGGAGCAAGGTACTGACCTTCGGAGACAAGGTACTCCTTGCCGGCCACTACTACAACGGGAAAGGGCAGCCGAGCTACTTCGGAGCGGTTTACGAGCACCTGGACGACGACCTTTCCTGCGAAGGCACGATCGGGCTGGCCGCAGCCAGCGAGGTCGAGTTCGAAGACGACGGCCACGCGATCGCCTGGGCGATCAAGAACGCATAAACCGGAGCGAGCCCACAGAAGGCCCATACAGCCGGGGAACGGACCGAGAGGACCGATTCCTCGGCGCTTTTATTTTCTCCCGAATCTGGGCCACGTGTGGCCACGCACCCGCCTATAATATCAACAAAACGTGCTCAGTATCTTTGTTAAAGTTACACATTCGAAATAACTGGATAAATGTGTGGTTTAGAGTGATTAATACACTAACAAAAAAACACACCTTAGAAACGGAGGGCAAAGACCATGACAAAGAAAACCAGAAAAGAACTTGAGGCGATCGCGATGCATTGCTCCGCAGCCATTGAGAGACGCGGAGGGCTTGACACAAGGGACAACGACACAGAAGACTTCCCGGAGATCGCGGTTTGGAGCATCAAGGAGATGCTCGAAAAAGCCTACGAACTCGGCAGAAAAGACGCAAGAAAATAAACGAGCGAAACGGCAGAAGAGCCGAGGGCCCCGAGCCCTCGGCTCGGATCTAACAAGCTGCAGCCTACGGAGCGCAGAAAGGAGAACAGGTTATGAAATGGTACGTTGAGTATTGGGCATTTGGCAAACAGGGCTGGATGGGCGGCATCGAAGCCAAAGACGGGAATGAGGCGATCGAGTACGTGAAAGCGCACGTGATCGGAGCTACCCGGTTTAAGGTTTTTCACGATGATGAAGAAGAATAAAAAATCCGGGTCGAGCCCACAGAAGCCCCACACAGGCGAGGAACGGGTCGAAAGGTCCGATTCCCCGCCGCTTTTATTTTCTCTCGAATCTGGGCTGCACATGGTTCCATGCCCGCCTATAATATCAACAAAACGTGCCGGCTATCTTTGTCAAAGTTACATATTCGAAATAACTGGATAAATGTGTGGTTTAGAGTGATTAATACACTAACGAAAAACCACACCTTAGAAACGGAGGGCAAAGACCATGACAAAGCAGGAACTTACAAAAATGGCAGGCAGTGAGGAGCAGGCAGCATACGCGATGGAGATTCTCCTGAAGAACTGCAAACAGGGATTCTTAGAAATGGCAATCAGGGCCGAGCTTAACGAGATCGACAAGGAGATCAAAGCCCTCGAAGAGGAAGGGATCCTGAGCAACTACAACAGCACCTGGCATGTGAACTGGGCTGCACCGCACAGGGTTTTCGGAGACGAGCCCGGAGCCGCTTGGCATGCGACCGCAGAACAGCAGGCCGAGGCGGACGCGATCGAGAAGCGCTGCCTCGAAGCCAACGCACTCCTCTACAGAAGGAACCGCACAATCAGCCTCATAGCGGTAAGATAAGCGGAAACAAAAAAGAGCGAGGGCCTTGCCACACGGCAGGGCCCTCGCTCTCGGTCTTTTATTATTTACTCAAAAAAGCTAGCTTCCGGAAGCGGTGTCGCAATGGAAGTCAGGATGCAGGACACACCCGCTAGCGCTACTGTCAGCGCGAGCTGCTTCCAATCGACAGAGGTGATCGTCACCCCGGCAGGGATCAGTGCGATCGCGGCCTGCGCCATCGTGCGCAGCGTTCTGATTCCCATCGCATGCGTCCAGGGCACTTCCGCCCCATTAACCTCGGGAAGGGATACGATGGATGTCAGCAGCGAGAGAATCGCGGACAGCGCAGCCGTCCCTGCTATGACGGTCCAGTTCACTTCGGTGATCATTGCCGCAGTCGGAAGCATCGAGACCGCGACCTGTGCGGCCTGCCTTCCTGCTCTTACGAGGGCCGCCTGCAGCCAAGTAAGAAATTCATTCATGCTCTTGTTCTCCTTACAATTTGTGTTCTTCCGACAGCCGCTGGTAAAGGCTGCGGAGGTATCGCGTGTTTTCCTTCACCCGGCCATTTTTGATGTCCGGGTGCGCTCTGCAGAAGCTCTCGTATTCTTCCATGATGTCGAGTACCTGCTGCCAGTCCTCATCCGTGTGCTCAACTCCTGCGCGGCATTCCTTTGCGTAGTCCAGGACCGCTTGCCGCATGTCTTTGACATCGCGGTTCGTGACTCGTTCTTCCAGATCACTCAGCCTCTTGTTCATGGCTTCGATGGTCTTCTGCTGTCCGCTGTTGACCTTCTCTCCCACCCAGCCGAGCATAATGTCCCAGGGCTTGATCTGGATCGGCGCAATCTGAATCGTTGAGCTGATCAGAACGAAGAGCCCTAGTGCAAGGGTTCCGGGGTGCGGTGTAGGAATCCCCTCGAGGATTTGGAGCATTACATTCAGTGCCATTGGTATCACCTCCTTCCCCTGCTTATTTTGCCGCGTGCGGCAATTGCTCTTTTTAATGGGCGGACGTGTTATGCCTGGACAACCGGAAGTCCGAGCAGGTCGTACCATGTATCTTTCCCGACGACGCCATCCGGTTTACCGTCGTCTCCGCCGATCTGCGCTCCGTCCGCGATGCGCTCGGCCTGGTAATCAATGACGGCCTTCTTCGTTCCCGTTCCGAAGCTCCTATCCAGCGGCCCGCTGTAATACGGCACGAGCTTGCCGTC